TCTGTCCCTCCCACTTGTAGGAGAAACACAGGAGATACCATTCCCGGTGCTGTTTCACGACGTTCTGGTCGTAATGCCCCCACACATACGCTAGGTTTGGCGCGGTTTCAATATCGTAGAACAGTACCTTCGCCATGCGAGGCCCCCTTAACTTGGTACGGTCAATAGCCTCACCGTAAGAGTACCTTCCCACCACGCCCCATCGTCGGATAGTCGGTCAGGGGACATGGAGATACGATCAATAGTCACATTCTCGCTACGAGTCCCCTCCTTGTAGGTGAGAGTCACCCCGGATTCCATGCGTTGACGCAACGTCGAGAAGATCGACCCGGAATCAAACGTGGCTGGAGCGCCACTGTTACGGGAAGTCAACACCTGGCGGCGTAACACGATAGGCAAAATGATTTCGTCTACACGGGATGGTGTGGCGATAGCGAACGTCAACCAGTCCCCAACGATGGGGCCTTTCGTGGTGTCGGAACCGTCNCGGNTNANNGTGATAACAAACTCGTATGAGACAGAGGATTGTGTAGCGAACGTGAAGTCGGCTGGCACACCGGAGGTGAGGGTGAGGGTGTCGGTGACGTTGGCGTCGTTTGTGGCAGCGAACGTGAGGGTACCCAGGAAACTTGAAAGAGGGTCGCCCCGATAGTCGTAAGTGGAGTGACGGTAGTCTATGCCTGTTGCCCGGTAGTCCACTTCCCCGAATGTGTATTGGGCACGGTCTTGGCGGACAGTGACAGAACGCAACAGTTTCGGTGCCACAGTTGACCACGAACATTCACCAATGTTGAGTGTCCCACTAGCAACTTTCACACCAGTACGAGACTCACGCTGCAGGACTGCCGCACCTCCGCTCACAACGCCCAGAAAGAGCTTAGGCGAACCGCCATTGTTTAGACGGGTAACCCCCTTAACGAGATCTGTGGCGCTCGCTGAGGCGGCGCTGATGAGGTCTGAGGCGTAAGCAGGGACGAGAGTGTCAGTGAACCGAGTCAAATCTGCTCTAAAGGTATTACCGTACCCTGATCCCCACCAAACAAACTGTCCATCAGCCTCCAACTCGTAGGCTTCCCCACCAGTTTCGATCACCGGACCAATCGTTATCCCATTCGAGTTCGTGTCAATCAGAGCTGTACGAAACCCCTTGCTGGAAGCAATACACAGCACGGGACCGTACACCAGGATGGCGTTAATCTTTTCACCGCGAGGAAGTTCACCGGCAATAGTGGGAGTGGTGAGAGTACCGTCAGTGGAACTAACCCCAATGTGATACACGGCTCCAGTTTCTTCAGTGTTCGCTGCCGCATAAATACCGCCCGGTCCAGCGTCCACATCCACCCACACACTTGAAGCCAACGGGAGAGAATAGTCGAGAGAAGAACTGGCTTTCGCTCCGGCAGCATCCAGTTCATAGATAGCGTTGTCGTCTGCTGCGATGACACGACCGGCAACAATTTTGATGAGGTTCGGATCAAGTGAACCGAAAGCCGAAGTTGAACTGCTACCGATCACGGATTGTTCTGCGACGATAACGCCGCCGAAACCGAGATAGACGTTCGTCCCGTCACTCGTGATACTGGTCGTGGTTCCCCCGACAGTAATGGTGGTCCAGGTGGGACTCGCAGCCGCCGGGTTGGAGGAAAGGTAAAGACTTGTGCCGTTGGCAACATACAAGTATTCGGTGCCAGCAGCGTTCGTTACCCGTTCAGTGATTATGTCACCCGTCGTGAATGTCGGGGTGTTGGCCCCTGTTTCGGTGATGGGGAGAAGTGTGGCTTCGCCTTTCGTCCAGACATCAACGCCCACAGAAGTGTTGAACCTGCGACGATCACTGTCAGCCAAATCAAAATGCGTTTGACCAGCACCGTAACTCCAGTCTGTTTGGGAGCGAGTCCACGCTCCACTCGTATCTAAAGCGTTCTCACCAGCTTCACCACTCGTGTCACGTTGCTCACGTAACGCCGGAACCGTAGTGCGCCCATACTGGCGTGCGTCCACAAGATAGGACACACCATCCAGTTCAACTGGCAACGATTCGGCATTAAAACTCACGACGTGAACCCGCTCCATTGAGCGGTCGGACGCATAGCCGAGTTACGAGTCCACAACTGTGGATACTGGGAAACAAGACGTGACGCTTCAGCTTCGACACGGGCACGCCGCCGCCCCATCAGATCACGGAACGACGCAGAGATAGCGCCAGGAGGCACCTCGTCTGCCATACGGGACGTGCCTTGAGCGTCAAGGAACTCTCGACGTATCGGTGTGGTCGTCATCAAAGCCATCGCAGCCCCAAGAGGAGGAAGATCGTAGGCGGTGGTAGCCAACCCCACAGTGGAACGGGCAGTAGTGCCGTCAGTGATAGAAGTGAACGGCGACTTATACATGACCGTTATTTTTTGTCCCGGCCACGCACCAGTGTAAAGAATCAAAGCGAGCCCACTAGCAAACGAACCGGTGTCACGGTTACGGCGAAGACGCCACGACGACACTTGTGGTTCAGCAGCCTCACTCCCAATGTCGGCGTATGTCACCGAATAGATCGAGTCAATCTCAGCGGAAGTCAACCCCGTCAAATCGTAGCCATCCACCCCAGCGTTGTACGTGAAGCTCGTGGTTTTCATTTGGAACAACCCTTGACCTGGGGCTGACAGGTCAGCGAGATCGTCGTTGAGGGAAGAAATAATGCGGTTAGTGGGGAACTTGGGGGACACACGAACAATGTCGTTAGCGGTATGAGCCGCTGCAGTAGAGCCACCGTAGCCACGCAATACTGAAATGGTTGTTGAAGCGACCTGAAGAACATACATCAGCTCGGCATTGATCTCAATGACAACACCTTTAACGATAGAAGATGCGTAGCCTTGAACAATTATTTCTGAATCCCCTACCAAAACATTTCCAGTAATAATGTCGAGTTCCTCGACGTAGCCCGACAAAAGCATGTCTCTTGTCGAATCAATCCATATTTGTGCTGTCATCAGGTGCTCCCAAGAACTTCGTTGAGGGCCGCCTCTTTACGTTTCCGTCCGTCTTCAGAGAGGACTTGGCCTGCTGTGATCTCATGCGCTGTTCCTGCATGTTTCTCAAGATGGGAAGACCCGTTAATAGAACGGGGCTGCAAGCCCTCAGAGCGGAGTCGCTTATACGCGGCCATGTCTGCGTCTTTGTTTTTTTCATTACGTTTCGATACTCCCCAGTCAATGTTTCCCCGGCTAGGAGTAGCCGACGGTGCGAACTGGACATTGCCGAAATACTTGCGAACAGGTCCGTCGCACCCTTCACACACACCGCCATACGTTTCATCGAAACTGTGGCGCACATCAACAGTGAGGCCGCAATCTAAACAACGGTAAACATAAACAGGCATTTAGGCTCCAGCTCCAACATCAATCGAATATCCGTTAGCAATCAACAACGCTATTTCAGAGGACGTTAAGTCCTTCGGGGACGCATGTCCCCCATATATCCATCTTGTCACAGTTGACCAGTCCGCTGGAGGGAACGTCTGAATGGAAGTACCGTTGACAATTATCAGGTTCGTTCCCTTCTTCTCCTGGGCGTAGTGGCGGCGTAACGCAAACGCTGCAGGGGTAGCGTCCTGCCGTAAACCGACAGGGGGAAGGGTCATCGTGTACGGCATCTCGAGGAGCGTGTAAACCGGTTCTTCACCCATTGTGGTGGTGCAAGTAATAGTGCCTGGGAGGATGTGCCATTCTTTAGTGGGGGCTGGGACAGCGCCGGTGCCACTGACATGGTTGGCGATCACCTCAACTTCAGGGGTTGAAGTGAGGATCGCTGCGACCCCAGCAATCGTGGCTGGAGTCAGTAACGCCCCAGTCAGAATCGTGGGGGCAGGCAAACTCGCTGCGGCAGCTATACCTGTGTCAACGTGAACGTAGTTAGCGTCAATATCGACAGCAGGAACAGCCGCAACAGCAGCAATAGTTGAAACAGATACCGTGATCGGTATTCCACCGGTCGCCGTAATCGAAGTGGTGACACCTACCGGGGCAGGAGTAGCAACAACCAGGTAGGCGTTGCCACTTATGAGTCCTTGACGATAGTCGTAACCGTTTCGGTACGCTTGCCCAGACTGGCGATACTCAAACTCGAAATCGGTGGGGATGGTTGCTGTGGCCGCAATGGTGGCAGGGGTAATAGTTGTAGGCGTCCCATAAGCGACGCCTGATGCCCTATATGCAATTTCTGACCGATATTGCGTTGCCACAACCCATCTCCCTAGCTGCTAAGAGATGCCGATTCGGAGTCCCCTACCCGTGTAGCAGCAACAGCTTTAGCGATAGCGATGAGAGCAGCGACCCCCGCAATTTTTAGGGAGTCACCCCAGTCAGGTCCGGGGACAGCCATAGCTGCTGCCCATGCTTGTGCGAACGTGGATACTCCACGCTCTAAAGAGTCTTTAATAAAACGCTGGTTGAACAATGTCGTTCCTTTTCAGTTGAAGAC